TCTGCCCGAAACCGACGCCGTAGTTTTGCAAGTAAAGGCGCGCGACCATGCCGATCGCGGGCGGCGTGGTGTTCTGATTGGCGCCACCCGTGCAGTCGCCGGCGAAGCCCGCGTTGTTGAGCAAGATCAGGCGCTGGCCCAACAAGGCATTGGCGATCGCGAACCAGCGCGGCCGGTTGGCGACAACCCCCGCGGCGGTCTGATAGCTGTTCTCCTGAGTAATCGAATCGCCGAAAATCACGCAGGTGTTGCGACTCGTGCCGGCGATGAAGCTCGAGATCACGCTCCAGTAGCTGCCGTTCCAGACGCGCATGCCCACATCCGAGCAGAAGGTCTGGGTGCCGGGCGGCGGTAAATTCGATTGCTGAGCCGTCCAGGACAGCAGCTGCGCATAGGTCCAGCTGCCGTTTCCTGACGGGTTTTGCACCCGGCCCGTGTCATAGCTCATGCGATCGCTCCTTCCAGATACAAAAACGCACCGCTTTTGAGGGCGGTGCGTGTGTCATCCCGCGCCGGGGATCTTGTTCTAAGCGGCCTTCGCCACCACTTTGATGAGCCCCAGCATTTTCAAGTTGAAGGGCTTGCCCACCCCGGCCGGCTCCTCACAGAGGTAGCGACGGTCTTTCGAGAAGCGGTGCCCGTTCTGTACGTAGCCCGCGTCCGGATCGCCGATCACGGTGCCATGCGGCATATTGAGGTCCAACTGCGGGATCGGCTTGCCGTTGGCGTCCAGGATGACCTTGGGCGCCTCTTCCTCGTCCTCTACCGAGGGCTTGCCCTGGGCCAGGCGCTCGAGCCGCTCCATGCTCGCGAGCATCTTGTCCTCAAGGGCCTTCAAGCGCGCCTCACGCGCGGCCAGCTGGTTCTCGCGTTCAATCAGTTCTTCTTCGCGCGACTCGACGGAAACGGCGGACGCCGTGTCCTCGAGGTCGGGGCTCAAGGCCTTCGAGGCCGCGTTGCCGATGGTGGTCTTGGTGGTGGCCATGGATTTGGGTCCTTTACATGCGGTCGAGCATGTTGTTGCGTTCGATGAAGCCCTCGACGCCGTCGACCTCGACCACGTCATAGAACGCATCGTTGTGTTCGCGCGTGTACTCATCGTCGGTCGAGAGGAGCTTCTTCCTCGAAAACCCGGTGCGCAGCGATTCTGCATTGACTTCGTGGTTCGTCAGATCGCCGCCAGCGACGCCTTCGGGCATGTTGCCGTTGATGGACAGGCCCATCTGGCGCATGTCGCAGACTTCCTGGTCTTCGATGTCGGCGCCGGGAGGGAGGGTGTTGAAGAACACCGCATTGTTCACGAACCTCGAGCCCGAGTCCCCGCCCTTGCGGCCTTCGCGGCCGGGCATCATCTTCTTGACGCGCGCGTCCTTGTCCGTGACCCAGCTCGTCTGGCTCTCGGCTTTTGAGTCCCGGTCAGGGTAATTGACCTGGAACTTTTCTTGGACCACCTTGGTCACGGAAAGCGCCTTACGTGCCGCGCTTGCCGACGTAGTTCGTCATGCCAGGGCGCCCCTTGTCCATGACGCGCGGCATCTGACTGCCGACCGCCCTCTTCGGCGTCCAACCATCGCCCGGATAGGACACACCCCCGGAGTAAATCACCATGTCCTCTTTGCGGATGTCGCAGTTCTCCTGGTCCTCGATGTCCATGCCGGGGGGGAGCGAGTTGTACATCGCGTTGGCGCCGAACTCGAGCTCCTTCTTCACCAGGTAGCCGTTGTCCTTGATGCCGACCATCTCGTTGCCCACCATCTCGGTCGACACCGGCAGCACCTCCTCGTCCGCGAGCGCCTGGCGCTTCATCTCGTGGCGCTTCTGCGCGCGCGCATTGGCGCTTTTCTGGATGTCGACTGCGGTGGGCGCCTCGCCGCCGTAGAACGTGGTGGCGCTATTGTTCGGCGTGACCTGCGGGGTCTCATACTGCTTGCTGCGCTGGTTCAACTTTGCCATCAGAGATCTCCTAGATCGTCACGGGAGCGAATTGGGCAATCGAATAATCGATCGAGAAGGAGCTCGCGGCGGTCGCATCCGTGCCGCCGACGAGGTAAAACACGCTGCCCGCGGGTACCGGGACGCCACCCTGCCCGGCGGTGCCCACGGTGGTGTTGAGCGCGAATTGATTGGGGTTGTTCACCTGCGCCGTGCCGGTCCCTTGAGTCGGCGCGTAGCTGCCGCCCAACGTGAAGGGCCCGATGGTGGTGGTCGAGAACGCGGCCGAGCCCGTGCCGCCGTAACCCGCGGCGGTGTTCGTGTTCTGGATCACGATGAGCGAGACCTGCTGGGCGAGGGCGGCGGTGGTCGCCGTGCCGTTCACCGTGCTCGTGTAGGTGGAGGTCGAGAGCGTCGTCTGCACCCCGGTCAAGCTCCACAACAAGAGCGCCGCGTGCGCGATGAACTTCGCGGACTGCGCGGCGGCCCCGGCCGCGAGGGCGCCGCTCAGCTGGGCCCGCTGCAGGTAGTAGGTATCGGCCGCGTTCTTGACTGCGAGTCCCATGCGATGCCCCTTAGGAGAGGATGTTGCCGGTCACGCCGGTCAGAGAGTACTGCAGGGTCGGCACCAGCACCGCGGTCGCATCCGTGCCGTTGACGAAATAGATCTGATCGCCGGGGTTCAGCTGAATCCCGCCGAAGCCTGCGGCCGCGTTGCCGGCATACCCCAACGAGTAGGTCGCGGTGCCCACCGTCTGGGTGGTGTTGGTGCCGCCGACCGTGTTGAGCGCGTAGGGCCCGGTATAGCCGCCGGCGAGGCCGCCTTGCGTGCCGCCGACGTTGGTGTAGGTGCCCGTGCCGCCGGCCGTGAACGGCCCGATGGTGGTCGTGCCCTGGGTCACCGCGGTGCCCGTGGTGTTGGTGTTCTGAATGATGATCGCGGACACCTGCGCCGCCGGGTTGGTCGCGGTGCCGCCGACGGTATAGGTTGAGGTGCCGGCGGTTACCGTGGCGAGCGTCACCCCGTAGAGCGTGAGCGCCGCCCAGGCGTAGAACTTGCCCGAGGCGTTGCCGGAACCGGCGGCGGCCGAGGCCAGCTGCGCGGCCTGGCGGGTGATCGCACTCGAGTTGTCGTAGGCGACCTGGCGCGTGGCATTGTTCAGTGACATCGATCTCTCCTCTGGCGGCGCCTCTGCCTTCGACCTTTTCGATCAGGGCGCCCGGGAGAGTTGGCCTACCGGGCGCGCATCAGCCGTGTTCTATCTCAAGCGGCTGAATCCCATTTCACAATGCGCACGTTGATGGCGAGCGTGTGCACGATGCCGAAGCCGCCGAGGTAGTACCAGGCAATGCCTTTGCTGCGCCCGAAGTCGGTCGGGATCTTGCCGCGCATTTCCTCAGGCACCGCGATGCCCTCGGCCACCGTGTCGTTGCCGAAGAAGAAGATCCAGTCGGACTGCCCATTGACCCACTGCACCATGTCACCGCCCGAGGCGACCGCGATGCCGGTCGAGCCGATGCCCTTGGCGATATTGGTCTGCTCGATGTAACGCACGTTCTCGTAGCGGCCGATCTCCCCGTTCATGATGAGATTAAAGCCCGTTTCCGAGTACTGGTGGATCGTCTCAAGCGAGTTCTTGAACGTGCGCAGCGTGGTCGGCCAGGCGAGCGAGTAGTAATCATCCGCGATGTAGGCCGGGATGTTGCGCTCTTTCATGGCATCGACGATGGCCTTGGCGTGCGCGTTGTTGTACGCGATCGAGTTGGTGCCCGTGACGGTGCCGTTGGTGTAGAGCGTGATCGCCGCGGCCGAGGTGCCCCCCGTCGGGATCACCCGGATCAGGGTCTGGTTGAACTGGCCCCACACCAGGCGGTCGATGGTCTTGACCGTGTCGTTCTTCAGTCCCTTCTTGATGATGTCCTCGACCGGGAACTTCGACAAATTGTCGAGCTTGCCCGAGTAGGGGATGCTGTTGCCGGCTTCCGTGATGGTGAGCGTGCCCTGGGTGATCGTGAGGTTGGTTTCGGGCATGGTGTTGGTTTCCACCAGCACCCCGCCGACCGTGGCGACGTCCGAGACCACGTCCCAGGTGAAAGTATCGCCCTTCTTCTTGCCCTGCTGGCTGATGTCGTGGACATCGGCGAACTGGCGGAACTTGGTTAAGGGCTGCACGTTCATGCGCAGCACGTTCGAGAGTTGCCGGGCGTAGAGGTAGCCGCCTAACGTCGAGACCGACCAGACTTGACCTGCCATGTGTGACTCCCTGCGACTAGGGAGTCCTTCAGGCGGGGACTCCTAGCCTTGCGAAAAGTTGCGACCGT